CCGCCGCCAGCTTGAGGCGCAGGTACTCGAGCACGGTCAGGTCCGAGCTCGAGCTGTGCTTCATGATGGCCAGCTGGCTGTAGCGGCTGGGCGGGAGCCCCAGGCGGTTGGCGGCCAGCTGCGCGTTGCCCTTGGTCGCCGCGACCATCGCAGTGACCTCGGTGGTCACGTCATCGACGGTCTCGTCGGCTTCCTTGTTGGCCCAGAGCCGGCTGCCGCTAGCGCCGACCGCCACGTTGGTCTTGACGATGTTGGCGTCGGTCAGCAGGCCCGGCAGGTTGTGCTCGGCGTCGCCGTACCAGACGGCGGTGTTCTGGTCGCTCTCGATGATGCGCCGCGCGCCGATGGCCTTCATGGTGTCGACCGGGTAGCCCAGCCGCTGGCGCTGCTGCTCGCCGATGTCGTAGCCGTAGTGGCTGGTGTACACGCGGATCGGCGAGGTCCGCTTGGCCACGGAGACCTCAGCGCCCGGGCCCATGCTGCCGTAGCCCTTGCCGGCCTTGGAGCTGCCGAGCCGTAGGTCGACCTCCGGCCAGGCGTAGCTGGTCGAGCCCGGGGGCGGCACATCCGGGGCCACCGGGAACGCCTGCGCGCCGGTCAGGTCTTCGTACACGGTCATGTGCACGGTGGTCGACAGGAACTCGAGGTGCCGCTCGAACGCAATCGCGTCCTCGCGGGTGACCTGGCTGCCGTCCAGGTGCAGCCAGCCGTCGCGGACGATGCGGTTGGCCACGCCGGCGAAGGGGTTGGCCGGCAGGTGGTCCTGGCGCAGGTGCATCCCCGCGGTGGCCATCAGGCGTGCGATCTGGTCTTTCATGGGATGCTCCTACAGTCAGGGTCCGGTACACTTGGTTCAGGTCAGCGCTAAGTGCGTATTGAGACCTACGGCAGGTTCAGCTCGATCTCGGCGTAGCCATCCGACGCCGTGCCGCCCTTGGACCAGCGCGCGCCCGTGACCGCGTCGGCGTTGCCACCGTCCGCGACATTGCCCCACTGGCCGGCCTTCTTGGCTCCGGCCGTCGTGTGGCGCAGGAACACGGCATCGCCGACTGCCACATCGACGTCGATCGACACGAACATGCGGCCTCTGCGGCGCACCGGCACGCTCGCGTACTGCGGGTAGCTGGTCGTGCCGGACGGCAGAGACTGGTCGTCGTAGACCGCGCCCACGGCCAACTCGCCGGCGCCGCTGGGCACGCGCACCGACTCCTCACCGCTGGTGATGTCGATGACCACGCCGTAGCCCAGCGGGATCGCCGCCGCGCCCTCGTTGACGTACTGGTCGTCCAGGTCGCTGGCGTTGTGGCTGTTCTTCATGCCGGCGTAGCCGATGCCGGGGGTGCTCACGCTGGTCTGGGGCATGGTGTCCTCGCTGCGGGTTCAGGGTCGTTCGTGGGCCGCTGGCGCTAAGAGCGCATTGAGACTGCTAGCAGAGCTTGGCCGGGTCCAGGCCGTAGGCCCGGGCGTAGCTGATCAGCACCGCCGCCTGGCGGTCGCTCACCTTGTCGCCGCCGCCGTCGGTCTTGGTCACCAGGTTCTTGCGGGCCTGGTCGACCGGGGCGTCCGGCTTGAAGCCCTCGAGCGCCGCGTCGAAGCGGGCCTCGATGTAGGCCGAGCTCTTGCCCTTGAGGTCCGCGGTCGGGGCCAGCTTGGCCACCACCTGGGTGCGGAGCTCGTCGTCGGTCGCGTCGAGCTTGGCGTCCTTGCCCAGCACCTCAGCCACCTTGGCCTCCAGAGCCACGCGGGCACGGGCCTTGACGTCGGCGCTCTTGAGCTGCTCGGCCGCGTCGGTCTTGACCTTCTCGGCGTCCGCCTTGGCTTGGTCGCGCTCGGCCTCGAGCTTGTCGGCCTTGACCTTGAGCTGCTCCGAGTCGGCCTTGAGCTGGGCCAGCTCCGCCTCCTGGGCGTCCAGGTGGGAGACGATGGCCTGGGCCACACCGGCGTCAGCGACTTCGACTTGCACGCGACCGATCTTGATGAGCATCTTCGTCCTCTGCTGCGGCGCGGGGGCCGGGTCGTTTTTGGGTGCGGCGTCCTCGACCTGCTCGGCGCCGTCCATCCTCACGCGGACCTCGGAGCCCTGCCGGCCCCTGTCCACCAAGGCGACGTGGTTGCAGCGCCTGTTGGTCTGCACCGCGTCGTAGCGCTGACCTTGGTACTCGCCCGACTGGGCGACAAGTGTGCAGGTATAGCCGCAGCTCAGCTCGCGCGTGCCGGCCTGCAGGCGGTCAATGCCGTCCTTGCGGGTCACCGACATCGGCGCGACGTTGCGGCCGGCCTGGAAGGTCACACCGTCGCCCAGCTGGCCGATGACCACCTGCGCGGCGTTGTCCTTCTTGACCAGCTCGGCCGGGTGGCCCAGGGTCACCGGCGCCAGGCGGCAGCTGTCCAGCCAGGCCGCGTCCTGCAGGGTCTCGGGCGGCACGTGCTCATAGCGCATCGAGCCGTCGGCCATGCGGTAGCCGAACACGCCGACCCGGGCGATGGTGCCCTGGCCGCGGTAGAAGCCGGTCGTGGGGTCAAAGCCCGAGGCCGCGTCCAGGGTAAAGCGGTCCTCGCGGTACACCTCGGCCGGCGCGCCGGGGTCGGCGGCGTCGGTGCGGTAGACGGGGATGTCGAGCGGGGTCGGCATGGCCGCTAAGGTCGCGGCGGGGCCTGGGGGCTACAAGTGCGGCGGCCGATGGTCAGGCCGGCCGACCAAGCAGCGCCTCGAGCTCGGCCCGCAGCGCCGCCGCCGCTGGGTCGGATAGCCTGGCCGTCTGGCGCAAGGCCGTTTCCAGCGCGTCGAAGTAGACCCGGGCCGATGCCTGCCCGGCGCGGGCGAGACCCGCAGCCTCCGCCTGTTTCATTTGGAACGCCGCCGAGCGAAACACGGATTCCGCTGCGTTCTCAGTGATATTTGCCATTTTCGCCAGTGCCTTGATAGCGCCGGCCACTCTGGCCTGGTAGGCGGTAGGCCCCAGAGTCAGCCCGTAGCGCAGTCGCGCCAGTTCGACGCTCGCTAGCTTGTCGACCACGTCGACCGCCAGGCCGTGCGTAGCGTAGGCATCTTCGGTCATGGTGATGCCGACGCCCCTGGCAGTGACCTGAGCTGCCGCCAGAAAGTCTCCAAGATCGTCGACACTTCCGCCAGATAGCCAGCGCCGCAGGCCCGCGGCGGTGTCTTTTGCCAGCGTCATGGCCCCGTCCTTCCAGGCGTTCCGATCGCCGACCTGCAGGTCGCCGCCGCTGGGCATGGCCTGGTCGAACGGCGTGCCGTCGGCCGCGGCGTAGATGTCCCGCAGGCCGTCGCGCACGGCGCGCTGCCCCTTGGCGGTGTCGATGGTGCCGAGCGCATCGGCGAGCTGTTTGTCGGCTTGCTTGACCGCTGTCTGCTGCTCTGGCGCCACAGTAGCCGGCGCCTGGGCTGCGGCTGGCGCCGCCTTGGCCGGTGCTGCTGCCGCTGCTGCTTTGGCCGGAGCTGCTTTGGCCGGGGCTGCAGCCGTCGTCGCCGCCGCCTTGGCCTTGGCCGGAGCTGCCGCGGCTTTGGCCGGCTTGGCCGCCGTCGCCTTGGTCGCCCCGCCCTTCTTGGCCCGCCCGCCGTACTTCTCGACCGTCTTGGCCGTCGCCTTCTTGAGGTCTTCCTCGGTCATCTTCTCGGCCTTGGCCTTCTCTTTCTCCGAGACCACAGGGATCGCCACGCAACGGCACTGGATCGGATGGCCGGGGTGGCCGATCGGCGGCGGCTGATCCCAGGCGAACACCCTGCCCTGCAGGGCCACGTGGTCAGGCCGCTCGCGCGCGTCCATGGCGCCCTGCCAGCGGTAGTGGGTGATCCCCAGCTTGGTCATGCGCGCTTCGGTCAGCGCCCCGTTGTACTTGTTGACCTGGTCGCGGGCGATCAGCCGCGCCCGCCGAGCGCCGATCTCGCCTTCCTCCTGCAGGTCCTTGGCGATGCTCTCCCAGCGCTTGCCGCTCTCGACGCCCTTGCGGACCTTGGCTTCGATGCGCTGGCGCATGTCCTCGGGGATGTTCTTGATCAGCGCCGTGTTCTCGGCCAGGAAGCGGTCGCGCGCCGCCTGCAGCTTGGCCGCACCCTTGAGCGGCTGGACCGACAGGCCCAGCTCCTTGGCCACCTGGCCGATGCCCGTGGCGTTGGTCACCTCGACCTTGCCGGCCGCCTGGGCAACCACTTCGGCGGCGGGGAAGCTGCCCGCGGCCTGGCGCACCTTGACCTTGAGCCGGTCCAGACCCTTGATGACGCGGATCGGCACCGGCTTGTCGGCGGCGTCGGCGCGCTGCTCGGCCGCCAGATCGGCGAGGATCGGCTGCAGCTCGGCCTGCACGGCCCGGGCCACGGCGAGCGCCAGGCGCTGCAGCTGCAGCACGTACCAGGCCTCGACCGCCGCCGGCGCAGGCACCCTGGACGTGCGGATGTCCGGGCCCGCGGCCAGCTCGGCCAGGCGCTGCGCGTTGAACGCCTCGGGGCTACTGGCCGGCTGGGCCTGCGACCGCGGGGACTGGGCCCGCGGGCTGGGCCGGGTTGGCCGGGTTGCCCTGCTCGGGCGGCTCGGGCGGGTTGGCCGGCTCGGTCTGGGCAGCAAGGTCGGCCTCCTCGATCTTGGCGGTGATGTCCGGGTTCAGCTTAACGCCCGGCACGTCGCCGGCGACCGGCCGCATCTCCGACGGCTCGAGCGCCCCGGCCTTGAAGTAAATGTCCAGCGTCTGCGCCCGCTTGAGGTCGCGGTCGGTCTCCTTGTCCTTGTCGGGCTGGGTCAGCGGCTCGGGGTCCAGCTTCCATGCCTTGGGCTCGCGGCCCTTGGTCGGGCCTTCCTTGGCCAGGAACAGCAGCCGGGTCAGGTAGGTCAGCTGCGGCGTCAGGTTGCGCACCCGCATCCGGTCGACCTGGTTGTCCCAGGTCTTGGTGTCCTCGGTCGCGCCGGCCAGCTTGCCCGCCTGGTTGCCGTAGAGCTTGGACTGCGGCATCTCGAGCGCGCCGGCCAGGTCCAGGCCCAGCCGGTCCAGCAGCTCGGGCAGGCCGGTGATCGGCATCCCCATGCGCTCGTAGGTCTCGTAGTCCGAGTCGATCAGCGCCAGGCTCGACATCGACAAGCCCATCTTGAAGGCCGTCACGCGGGTGGCGATCTTGTCCTCCTTGGAGGTGTTCATCATCGACGCGAGGTCCTTGACCCGGAGCACGCCCTGCACGAACGCCTGGCCCGCCGTGGCGGCGCCCTCGACGATCTGCTGGTAGTTGCGCAGCGGTCCGTAGGCGCTTTCGTAGGCGCTGTCGCCCCAGCTCTGCAGCTCCTGCTTGCGGTCGTCGGTGACCCGCTGGCCCTCGAAGCGCAAGATCCGCGACCAGTGCCAGCGCGTTCCCGAGGTGCCCGGGGGCTGGACGCTGTAGACCTCCGGCAGGCCGTAGTTCGGGCTGCTTGGCTCGCTGTCCCAGGGGCCATCGGGCCGCACGTAGCGGCGGTCGACCACGTGCAGGTACTTGACCGAGCGGATGCGCTCGACGGCCAGCGGCAGGCTCACGTCCTGGCCGTCGTCGGCACCGATCAGGATGGCCGCGCCGCCCAGCACCCGCGCCCAGATGTTGGCGTCCTCGAACTTGGCCTTGACGTTCAAGCGGGTCCACTCGTCTTCGATCAGGTCGTCGACGTCCTGCTCGTCTTCGGTGCCTTCCTCTTCGTCCTTGATCTCCAGGTCGTACCAGGCCTTGATGGCGTCGGCCACGATGGCCTCGGCGTAGCGCTGGGCCGCCCAGTTCTCGCGGTACAGGTCCAAGGTCTCGACGTCGGTCAGTCGAGCGCGTGCACGGTACTCGCCGGCGACGCGGCTGTCCTTGCCGGAGATGCCGAGCATCGTGAACAGGTTCTCCCACCCGTCTTTCTGGATAAGGTGCTTGGCAGCGGTCTGCAGGTCGGTGTTGCTCATGGGCGCATCCTCGGCCGGCTAGCGCCAGCGAAACAGTGACTCTGGCCCGCGGCTCTGCCGCAGCCACGCCAAGACCTGGCTGGTGATGTCGGCTTCCTCGTCGTGGTCGACCTTGGGAAAGCCCAGCAGCTGCGAGCGGTAGCGCATAAGCCACGGCGCGGCCTGGGGCAGCAGGAAGTCGCCCGCGGCCATGGTCCCGGTCTCGGCGACCAGGCGGAGCTGCTTGCTGGCGCACGGCTCGACAGCGACGACGCGGCCGACCTTGCCGTCGCTCTTGAGCTCGCGGATCAGCTCGGTGCCGATGCCCTTGTCCTCGACGAGCACCACGTCGGGCTTGTGCAGCTCGACCTGGACGCGCACGAAAGCCAACAGGCCCGGGTAGGCCAGCCGGCCCGTCCAGATGTCGGCCACGTAGGTCTTCTTGAGGTGGTGGTCGAAGACGCCGATGCCGCTCGGGTCGTTGGACTCTTTCTCTTTGGTCGCCGTATCGATGGACATGACGCGCAGCGCGTCTTTGCGGGCCGGCAGCGCCGTGTAGTAGTGCTCGAGCCAGCTGGCCTGGATGACCTGGCCCGAGCTGGGCACGGGCGTCTGCTGGTACAGCGCCGCCCAGAAGTAGGGGCCGAGGGTCCGCTCGATAGCTTGCAGGCTGTGCAGCGGGTAGCGCGCTGGGTGCAGGGCCTCGCCGGCCTGGCGCAGCAGCACGCCGGCCTGACTGTACTCGTCGGCCGTGGCGATCGCCGGGTAGCAGACGATCTCCCACTGGTCGCCGCCCTCGCGGGCTTCCTCGAGCAGCCAGCCGGCCAGGTCGTCTTGGTGCCAGCGGGTCATGGTCAGCAGGACGCCGCCGCCAGGGGCCAGGCGCGTGAAAGCGTTGGCTTTGTACCAGCGCTTTTGGTCCTCGCGGTAGTCCGGGCTGTCGGCCTCCTTGGCGCCCTTGACCGGGTCGTCGATGACCAGGACGTGGGCGCCGCGGCCGGTCATGGGCCCGCCGACACCGCTGGCAGACAGGCCGCCGCCGCGGGTCGTCTTCCACTGCTCGACCGCCTCCCGCTTGTCTGAGATGCGCAGGTCCGGGAACGAGGCCTGGGTCTCGGCGCTGCGGGCGCACTCGAGCGCGTCGCGGCTCAAGTCGTTGGACAGGCTCTGGCCGTAGGTGGCCAGCATGACCTCGTGCTCGGGGTGGTGGCCCATGTGCCAGACCGGAAAGCGCCGGCTGACGATCTGGCTCTTGCCGTGCCGCGGCGGCATGAACACCATCAGCCGCGGGCTCTTGCCAGCTGCGACGTCGGCGCTGAACCGCTCGAGGCGGCGACACAGGTCGGCGTGCACCCAGCCGGCCAGGTAGCCCGGCGTGGTCTGCTCGGCAAAGGCCAGCAGGCTCTTGCGCCGCCAGGCCGTGTTCAGCTGGCGGCGGACCACGTCCTTGGGCAGCGCGGCCAGCGCCTCAGCGAGCATCGATGACCTCGAGCAGCTTGGACAGCTGGTCGGCGGTCAGCTTGTCGGTCTCGGCCCGCAGCGCGTTCTCGATGTCGGTCTCGGACTTGAAGTTCGCCAGACCCCAGACCTCGCGCTCGACGAGGATCCGCTTGCTGCGGGCGTCGCTCAGGGCCTTGAGGCTGCGAGCCCGGTCGCTCACGCCCATTTTGGTCGTGGCGAGCTCCTTGGCCAGCTGGCGCTCGAGCTTGGCCAGGTCCGCCAGGTCCTTGCGGTGCCCGACAATCACGTCCGTCGTCCGCTGGACCGCTGAGGCAACCACATCGGGCTGCGCGGAAACTTGGCCCGTGACCGGGTCGACCGCCGCGGCGGCATTTTTCGCGGCCAGAACGATTTTGCTTTCTAGCGGTCTTGACCAGTTACGCCGCTTGGCGGCGCTGCGCACGGTGGCCTCGGGCACCTTGTGCTTGCGGGCCAGCTCGCGCACCGACAGCAGGCCGGCGACGTAGTCGTCCTCAATCGCTTCCCAGTCGGGCGTGGTCTGTGCGGGCTGTTGCGCTTCTGCCATGAAGCGCAGGGTTGCGCGAGGCGCGCGCGCGCAACAGTGCGCGCTACTCTGCGCGAGCTGCGGTCACGGCGGCGCGGAGGTCGGCCGGCGGCGTCCGCTGCTCGGTGTACACCCGGACCCTGGGCAGCGCGAGCACCCAGGCCCGCCAGTCCTTAAGGTCCGGGGCCGGCTTGGTGGTCGGCAGCATCCGGGCGATGCGCGGGGTCATGCGGATCGCCTCGTCGACGGCGTGATCAAAGCCGTGGGCCCAGAGCACCTGGGCGGCGAGCACCCGGACCTCGACGGTCCTGGCTGTGGTGGACAGGGTCGTCAGGCGCAGGCGCACGGTAGGCAGGTGCGTCCAGCGGCCGAGCTGGGCGATGGCCTCGCAAGACAGGGTCGGGTCGCCGATGACCGAGGCGTAGCTCAGCACCAGGTCCAGCACCGACTCGGGCTCGGCGACTCGGTGAAAGTCGGCCAGCGCCTGGGCCACGCGAGCGCGGTCGCCGCCGTGGGCCAGCGCGGTCAGGGTGTCCGAGCCGGCGATCTTGCGCTCGCGGCAAGCCGGGCATCCGGTGACCGTGAAAATCTTGGCCATCTTCGCGAACTTCTGCGCGGCGAGTAGCAGCTCGGTCAGGGCGTGATCATCGGCCTTCTGCAGGTAGGCCTCGGCGTACTGCCGCATCCGCCGTCGCACCAGCTCTGAGATAGCCACGAAGCCCCCACGTCGCCCGTTTGCTGGGGCCGAGTGTCGCCGGATGGCTGGCGCGGGCAACTTTTTTGATCGGTGGGCTTGACGGTAGACCGGAACAGGTCTACAAATAGCGAAGTCCAGCTAGCTTTATAGGAGTTTACCGAATGACAGTCGAAGCGCCACTTGACCTGCTGACGATCGACGAGGCCTGCGCCGAACTGCGCGTCGACAAGTCGACCCTGTACAAAGCCATGGGAGACGGGCGCATCAAGGCGCAGCGAGTACGGGGGACCGACAAGGTCTTGATCCCTCGCGCTGAACTTGTGGGCATGTTGGAGCCGTGGGTGCCGAGAAAGTTCAACAAAGCCAAGCCAGTCGGCGAAGCGGAGTAGCCCAGCACCCTTGAGCCCAGGAGCCCGTGATGCGTGACCAAGCCCTCGAATACCTGCGGAAAGGCCTGTCGATTCTGCCGTTGGTGCCGCGGCCTGAGCCCGACCCCAAGGAGGTCGCCAAGCGTCCAGCGCTCAAGGCGTGGAAGCACCTGCAGGAGACCGCAGCGACGGCCGCCGAAGTGCACGACTGGTTTGCCACCTGGCCCGGTGCCGGCGTCGCCATCATCACCGGCGCGGTCTCCGGGGTCGTCGGCGTCGACCTCGACAACGAGGCCGCAGTCGACTGGGCGCACGCCAACCTTCCGCCCACTCCCTGGGTCACGGTCTCCGGCCGCGGCGAGCACTGGTTCTACCGGCACCCTGGCCTGGAGGTGAAGAACGGCGTCAAGCTCAAGCTCGGCAACGGCCTCAAGGTCGACATCCGCGGCGACGGTGGATACCTGGTCGCAGCGCCGTCGGTGCATCCCAACGGTCATGTCTACGCTCAGGCTGGGGATTGGTCCGTTCCGGTGCACGACTTGCCTGCCTTCCCTGCTGTCCAGCTCGGTCTGTCGGTACCTGTCGCGGTGCAACCCACGAATAGGTATTACCCGGAAACTACGCCCGAGCCGGCGATTCGTCAAGCGGAATCGGCCGAGGCGACAATAACCGGAGAGCCGTCGGTTATCGGCCGTCTGCTCAAACCCCGCCCAGGTGCTCAGAGAGTCTCTGCGGCAGGGCGCGGGTCCAACCTCGCCGAGGCGCGATCGCCGGCCCCGGCCCCCGCTCCGGTGGCAACCACAAGGCCGGCTCCGGTGGAGCGGGCGCGGATGTGGCTGGCGGCCAAGCCCGCCGATGCCGGCGTAGGCGAGCGAAACAACGCCTTCTTTGCCTGCGCCGCCGCGGTGCTCAACGACTTTGAGCTCACGCTCGAGGAAGGCCTGCCGCTACTGCTGGACTGGAACCAGCGCCTGGCCGTGCCGCTCGACATCGACGAGGCCACCAAGGCCGCGCGATCGGCGATGGCCCGGGCCCGTGGCCCCAAGGGCGCCAAGCTCGCGGTCTCGTCGCGCACCACCTCGACCGGCCGCACCCTGACAGCGCTGGACAGGCAGGGCCAGGCCCGCGAGCTGCCGCAGATCCGCGTCAGCATGGCCGAGCTGCCGCGCATGGTCGACGAGGGCGCCGAGGCCTTGATGAGCGAGCCCGATCTGTATCAGCGCGGCAACGCCCTGGTGCAGGTGCGCCAGGACGGCGGCAAGCGGGTGCGCCACCTGCTGCGCCCGCCGGCAGAGCCGGCGATCGTCGGGATGCAGATCCCGCGGCTGCGCGAGCTGCTCGCCCGCTCGGCCCAGTGGGTCAAGCTCACCAAGGACCCGGACGGCGGGTTCATTGAGACGCCGGCGCCGGTGCCAGAGATCGTCGCCCAGGCCCTGGCCGCGCGGCCCAGCTGGCCGTTCCGCCCGCTCGAGGGCATCGTCGAGTGCCCGACGATCCGCCTGGACGGTTCGATCCTCAGCGAGCCCGGCTACGACGAGGCCACGGGCCTTCTGTACCTGGCCGACGGCACCGAGTACAGCATCCCGGAGGCGCCGACCCTGGAGGATGCGCAGAAGGCCATGGACTTCGTCGACACCGAGCTGTTCAGCGACTTCCCGTTCCCCGCGGACTACCACCGCTCGGCGGCCCTGGCGGCGCTGCTGACCGTGGTCCTGCGCCCGGCCATCGCCGGGCCGGTGCCGATGTTCCTGCTCTCGGCGTCGACGCCGGGCTCGGGCAAGGGCCTCATCGCCCACGTCTGCGCCACGATCGCCACGGGCCGGCCGTCGACCCTGGTCACGCCGTGCGAGCGCGAGGACAGCTTCAAGAACGCCATCACCTCGGTGGCGCTGTCGGGCTCGCGAGTCATCCTGTACGACGAAGTCCACACCGTGGGCGGCCCGACCCTGCAGTCGGCGCTGACCCAGTGGACCTGGTCGGACCGCGCCTACCACACCCAGTCGATCGTCACCGTGCCGGTGCGCTGGGTGTGGTTCGCCGCCGGCCAGAACGTGGGCATCGGCGGCGACATGCACCGCCGCGTCATCCAGATCCGCCTCGAGCCCCAGACCGAGACGCCCGAGGACCGGACCGACTTTCGCAACCCCGAGCTCGAACAGTGGGCCAAGGACCACCGCAGCGAGGTCGTCACGGCGATCTTGACCGCGGCCAAGGCCTACTTCCTCGCCGGCCGACCGCAGGCGCAGATCACCCCCTACGGCAGCTACTACGCCTGGTCGTCGCTCATCCGCCAGCTGCTCGTCTGGGTCGGCCGCGCCGACCCGAACCTGACCCGCGAGGAAGTGCGCGAGGCGGCCGCCGAGGCCCGCGGCCCGGTCGAGGCCATGCTCGAGGGCTGGCGCGCCGTGTTCGGCGACCGGGCCCTGCGCCTGGCCGATGCGGTGGCCGAGCTGCGCGGGATGCGAAACCAGGTCGAAGGGCACGACTTGTGGACAAACCTGATCGACCTCGCTGGTACTAAGACCAAAGACGAGGTCGACCTGGACCGGCTGGGTAAGTTGTTCCGTCGCTTGAAGTCGCGCGTTTTCAATAACCTGAAGCTGGCTGGGAACCCAGACCGCAAGGGGATTTCGCAGTGGCGCATTGAGGTCGTCGCCAGCGCTGCTGCCCCGGCGCCTGCCGGGGATGCCGGGGATCGCCGGGGTTCTCTGTACTCAATGAGTGACAACTTCTCTTCTGAGAAAGAGAGCCAAGAAGAACACAAGCATCCCCGGCAATCCCCGGCATCCCCGGCGCCTGTGGTGGCCCAGCCCGCCCCCACCGGCGTCGAGCTCTGGGAAGACCACGAAGTGGTCGACGCGCTGGAGCGCTGGCTGCGCTTTGTCGGGCCCTGCAGCGTCGACCTGTTCGACGAGCTGTCGCCGAGCTGGCCGGACATGGCGGACTGGGCGAGCGCGCCGGGCGAGGGCCAGGGCTACCACTCGGTGGCGCGGCAAATTGCTTTGCGCAAGGACCACCTGGCCGAAGACCTGATGGCCGAGGCTGGGCGGCGCGCTGGAGCAGAGCCGATTGAGTGGGCCATTCAGGTGGCAGGAAACTGGCGCACGTGGCGATGGTGGGCAGTATCGGCGGACACCCTCACACCGTGGCAGGCCTGGACTCGCCAGGTCGTCACCAGGAGACATCGCCGATGAACAGCCGACCCCTACCGCTCAACGACGTGGTCCAGCGCCACAACACCGCCATGGCCGACCTGGCCGCGCTGCGCCGCGCCTACGTCTGGGCCCTAGAGCTCTATGGCCAGGGGCACCAGCGGGTAGCCCAGGCCCAGAGCGAGCTGGCGCTGGCGGTGCTGGCTCTGGCGATCGAGCGGGGCAAGAAGGTGTTCACCTGCACCGCGCTCAAGTCGCGGCCGATGACCATCGAAGAACTCGAGACCTTGGCCAGCCCCGCCATCGACGGCGTCTACGGCTGGACCGTGGTCGAGATTCGCAAGGCGCTGCTGCCCGAAACGCGGGCCGAGCGCTTGGCAGAGAAGCAGGCTGCAGAGGCTGAGGCCCGCCGACGGCGGGAGCGGCTCGAGCGGCGGCTCAAGGCGTAGCGGGGCCTTCTGCCCCGACGACCGGCACGGGGCCGGACGCCGGGGCACCCGTCGGAGTCGCGACCTAAGCCTAACCCTGACAGAGCTCTGGAAGGCCCTGAAAGGTTGGCAAAGGTCGCGACTCCCGTCCAGCAGGAAAGCAGACAGGAGTGTGTAACTATGCAGAAGTACATGTTGGAAAATTGGATCCTGGGCCTGAACGCCGAACAACTGGGCGATCTGGGCGTGGGCCTCGCGTTGCACCGCTGCCGCGTTGGTCTGTCGTTCTGCGACGTTGCCGAGCAGATGCTGGGGTCGGTGGGCGACTGGAGCGGCGAGCAGGCCCTGGCGCTGATCGAGCTGGGCTGGGTGGAGTGGAGCAAGGCCCATCCCGGCGCGGTGGCCAAGGTCGTGGCGGGGCTGTGGCGCGACTGGTGCGAGCAGGACGACGTGCAGCACCTGGCGAAGGGCAAGGCCAAGGCGGCCAACGAGGTCAAGTTTGCCGTCGCGTGCATCGGCCTGGTGCACAGCGAGCCGCGTGCGCAGGTGATGGCGCAGATGCGGCAGTCGGCGGCGGCGGCAGTGGTGCACGGCGTCGAGATGTGGGCGCGTGCGCGCGACGAGTACGGCGCGGCCGGCCAGTTCATGGGCACGGTCGACGAGTACGGCGTCGAGAGCGGCAACGCCAACGGCCTGAGCTTGCAGGCGGCGACCGCGACGCTGCAGTAGCAGGAGGACCCTGCCGGCGGAAAGGGCCTGTGCCCCGCCCGCCGGCAGTGGCATTTTCTTGACTGGCAAACTCTAACACACAAAGCTGTTGACGCAGAGATCCCGGAGGTCTACGATGCAATCCATGAACGAGCCGATTCCCCAAGACCCGATGGACCCAGGCCCGGACGGCCCTTTCGACCCGTCGGCGGCGGAGCTGCTGGCAGGGATGCTGGTCGGCGCGGCGCTGTTCGCGGTGGCGATGCTGCCGACGCTGTGCCAGCGCTTCCCGCAGTTGGTCGAGGTGCTGCGATGATGACGACCACGCGCACCAGCGACGTCAAGGCGCACCGCTCTTGCCCGCGGGCCTGGTACTACCGGGCGGTGGTCGATGTGGCCACGTCGACGGGGCAGGCGGCCAAGAAGGGCACCGGTGCGCATGCCGAGGTGGAGCGCTGGCTGCAGTACGGCGCGGCGCCGGCGAGCAAGGCCGGCAGGCTGCTGGTGCAGGGCCTGCAGCGCCTGGCCGAGCTGCCGGCCCTGGGTGCGCTGCTGGGGCCTGGGGCGGCGAGCGCGGCGGGCTGGCCGGGCGAGTGCGAGTGGCACTGGACGGTGGACCTGCCGATGCCCGGCGGCACGGTGCTCTACCACGGCACGGCGGACCTGGTGCTGTGGTCGGTGGACGTCGACGGCGGCGATCCGGTGCCGGTGATCATCGACCACAAGACCCGCGGGCAGCTGGACTGGTCGCCGACGGCCGAGCAGCTGGCCGAGGACTGGCAGGCGGCGGCGTACGCCATGGCGGTCATCCGCAAGACCGGCGCCCGGGTGCTGTACTTCATCCACAACAACATCTGCGAGCGCGACCGCCTGGTGCGCCCGGTGGCGGTGCGGCTAGAGGCCGACCATGTCGCGGCCCTCTGGCGCCAGGTGGTTGCCCACGTCGAGACGATGACGGTCCACGCCAAGGCGGCGCGGGCCGAGGATGTGCCGGTCGACGTGACCGGCGTGGCGTGCGGCGAGTACGGCGGGTGCCCGTACCGCAACCGCTGCACCTACTACACCAAGATCATGGGCGCCGGCAGGGCGCTCCAGGAGGCTCCTATGGCTTTGATCAGCAAGCCGGCTCCGGCCGCATCGACCCCGACCGCCAGTGTCGCCGCGCCGGCGCCGTCGGCCGACCAGCGCGACCCGCCGGTGGCGCACGACCAGGTCCGCATCGACCCGACGACCGGTGAGGTCCACGAGGCCGGCGGCTACCACCTCTACGTCAACTGCGCGCCGTTGCCGCGCCGGGGTGTGCAGCTCGACGACCTGGTGTCGCTGGACCAGCGGATGTCTGAACTCGCTGCGTTCGTATGCAACAAGCGCAGCATCGACCACTACAGCCAGGGCAAGTACGGCGAGGCCAAGGCCGACATCCTGGCGATGCTGGCGGTCAATCTGCCGCCGGCCGGGATGAGCGTGATCATCGACACCGCCGATGAACTGCAGCGCGCGGCGCTCGATGTGTTGCTTCCGCACGCCGCGACGGTGGTGCGCGGCTGGAAGTAGTCAACGAGGCGCAGGATTTTACCAGAGCGGAGGGTGTCATGACGATCGAGGAACGGCAGGAGCGGGTGCGGCAGCTGATCGACAAGATGGAGGAGGCCAAGGGCGAGCTCGAGAACGCGACGAGCTTTCACACCAGGCTGTGGCAGAAGGTCGTCGAGGCAGGTCAGGCGCGAACGGCCGCCGAGAAGAACTACCAGCACATCCGCGGGCAGGTCGAAGCGCTGGCCATCTACGGACTGCAGGTCGACCCGATGCCGGTGCCGAAGTCGCTGGCCGACCTGCAGCGCTACTCGGCCGCGGCTGCCGCGGCGCCGGCTCCGGCCGCTGACCAGGCCCCGGAGCGCGGGGGATACCGCTGCAAGCCCATGGTGTCCGCCGACCCAGCACCGACGGCCGAGGCCAGCGACCCGGCCAAGTGCAACTGCGGCGCCGCGGAGTACACGCAAGTCAAGCTGCAAGGGGAGCCGCTGCGCTCGGTCTGCGAGTCGTGCTTCATCCACGTCACGCAGCACCTGGCGATGCCGGAGCTGCCTGCCGCCGCGGCCACCACCGAGTCGCCGGCGGCGCCGGGCCTGACCGAGGACGCGCTGGCCGAGCTGCGCCAGGCCGAGGCTGAGGACAACGCGGCGGAGGCAGCGGCCGAGGCCGAAGCCGACGGCGAGCTCGACAACGTCGCCTTGGCGCTGGCCGACCAGCCCGCGGACTCAGCGAAAGCCGACGTCGACTGCCTGATCGCCAACTCCGCCAAGGCTATGGCCGACCAGGTTCCCGCCGCTGTTGTCGCCGAAGCCATGTTCAAGCCGCCGGTCCTGATCCCCAAGGCGCCCGAGACACCGGCCCAGGTCGCCGCGGCCGAGGCCCAGGTGGTGGCGGTGCAGCGCCAGGCGCTCGACATCGAGCTGGCGCAGGCGCCCAGGGTCTACCGCCAGGGCAAGTCCTGGCAGGTCGTCGGCGAGGCCTTCGTTCGCCCGGTGCTGCGGATCTTGCGCGAGGCCAACGCCCCGGTGCCGCTGGCGACCATCGTGGCGGCGCTCAAGGGCCTGTACACGGTCGAGACCATCAAGATCTACATGCGCGACATGATCGCCTCCGGCCACGTCCAGCGCATCGGCCCTGGCCACTACGCCCACTCGGTCTGGCGCCCGACTGCCGTCAAGGTCGCCTAACCAACGGACAACGAATTGCAAACAGGAGACACTCATGGCTACTTACGCGCCAAAAATCAGCGGCTGCAGGTACAGCTGGAAGAAGTCGGGCATCTGGGAGATCAAGGCGAGCACGCGCGACCTGCCGCCGTGGCTCGACCAGAAGGTGCTTGTCGCCGCTCAGGCCGCGGGGTCGACGCTGGACTGGGACCTGCGGCACAAGCCGGACCTGTGGAAGGCGGTTGAGCTCTGGGCCTGGAAGCCGTCCAAGACCGAACACCCCGACCAGCCCGCGCTGTTCGCGGTCGACCGGACTGACCCGCTGAGCCACCTGGACATGGCTGACTTCCTCGGCGAAGCCAAGGTGGTGGCCATGTCGGCGTACTGCGTCGACCGCTACTCGCCGCTCGACTCGTCGATGGCCTACGTCTACACGTTGGTGCTGTGGTTCGGCATTGACGTGGAGAAGGCGTTCTTTGGCGACCAGGGCGAGAAGGCCCTGCAGCGCCGCAAGCTGCAGTGGGTCCTGGGCGAGAAGTTCATCGGATACCTGACGCTGAACTACATGGAGGCGACCCAGGTCGACGTTGCTCAGGCCGAGCTGGGCCTGGACGACGACGAGGACGATCAGAAGTTCGCCGATGAATTGCGCAACGGCGAGATCGAGATCACCGTCGACGGGCACAAGGTCACCTCGGTCGAGGACCTGACTCAGAAGGTCGTCGACTTCTGCATCAAGACGGACATGGCCAAGCAGGCCGACACCGCCCGCGAGATCCCGTTCACGCTCAAGCCGGCGCCCGAGCAGCCGGCCAAGGCCCTGGCCAGCCAGCTGGTCAAGACCTTGTCGACCATGCCGTGGGCCAAGGCCGAGCGGCTGGCGGAGCTGGTCGGACAGCCGGTCGACAAGGTGCTCAAGGTTGCGTACGACACGCCGTCCTTGCAGGTCATGCGGGCGCGCATCGGTGGCCCGACGGGCAGCTTGCAGACCATGGTGTGGCTCAAGAACCTGGCGCTGCAGCCGATGTTCGAGGACGCGGCCACCGAGGAAAAGCGCCTGCTGGCGGCGCGGGCCGACCTGCTGCGCCTGGCCGAGCACGTCCTGCGCGAAGCTCCTGGCACCTTCATGAGCGGCCGCGAGCTGCTCGAGGCGGTGTGTGCCCAGGCGGCCCAGGGCAACGTGGCGCGGATGCTCGGTCAAGGGCTGCCGGGGGATGACCGCTTCGTCGGCACGCCCACCGGCGCTGCTGGCTCGCTCGACAGCGACCTGTGCGACGCCTGGAGCAAGTGGGTCTTCCGGCTGGCCGGCGCCGCCCAGTCTCCGGCCCCAGCCGTAGCAGAGCCCGCGGCGCAAGAGCCGGCGGCCGCTCGGGCTGCAGCAGTGTGCGCATGCACGTCGTTCCTGCTCGACCACGCCGACGCCTCCTTCGAGTCGCTCGGCTACCGCCATTCGCGGCTGCGGTGCTGTGAAGTTGAGCCTGCCCAGGCCCCGGCCGTCCGCTGGACCGACTTTGACGAGCCCGAGTCCGTCGAGGTCCGCATGGCCAGGATGGACAAGCGCATCGGCGATGCGATGGTCGAGAGCTTGCGAAACGCCAGCTTCGACCGCTCGATTCACCACGTGGTCAGCGACTGCAACGTGTCCGTGACTTGCACGGTGGACGACGTTGCCCGCGTGGCCGAGGCCGACCCGCGGTTTGCGCTCCGGCCCAAGCACGGCTCCAGCCCGGCCCTCGTCGAGCTGGTTGCCGACCCGAGCCGCGCCGAGCTCCGTGCCGAGGTGGCCAGCTGGGTCGAATCGGCCGTGGGCTACCGCATGGGCAAAGGCGAGCTGGCGACCAAGATCCAGGAGCGCTGGAAGCTGAAGAACGCGGCCGTCGGGCGGGCCTGGCTGGATTTCGCGGTCATGCCGGACAACCCGCAGTTGGTCAACCTCAAGGCCAACGGCATCGGTTTGGCGGCCCACTGGCCGCAGTAGGAACGGTCGGCCGGGCACTCCCTGTGCGCCGGCCACAACAGTCGCCTGGGCCCGGCCGACCGAAGCCATAGACCCAGGCGACATTCCGGTGGGGCTCGCGCAGTACCCCGTGCCACAAAGCCGGCTGACACAAAGCCGGCGAC